TTGGCTGCCATCGCTCTTGCGATTGCACCTTGAGGTCTCTTATTAAACTCAGGAGATTGTTCCTTACGTTCTTCACCAAAAAGTTTGGGACCACCTGCTTTCTTTTCAGCAGCTTCCTTCTCAGCAGGATTTGTATTACCCTTTGCAAGGTTACGAATTTTTGCTTTCTTCTTTGCCTTGTTATGCTCTTCGGGATTGATCTCAAAAGATTCCTTTCTAGTCTTCTTTTTCTTGACACAGTTTGGATATCTCTTACCAAACATAGTCTTCATACCTTTCTTCTCATACCCATCCCAGCAGTCCTCTGAAATTTCAGGCATGAAATTATCATTGATCTGAGTGGTGGGGTTCAGATTCTCTCTCTTCGCTTTATCTTGTCTCCTCTTCTTTTCTTTCTGTATTCTCTTAAGCATATGCTTATTGGATGGCATACTCTGATCCATCTTACTAAACTTATCATGAAGTCTATCTAAGTTGATGTCAGTCTGCCTTTGCATCTTAGCATCTTCTAAGATAGCAATGAATTCTTCCTTTGTAAGTTTACCAGTTTTCACGATCTTGTTACCTACAGGATACTTAAGGTCTTTCCTTTCTGGATAATATTTATCAGTGAATCTAGATCTATTACCAGATTCTGCTTGTTTCTTTGCAGTTTTCTTTTCCACTCTGATCTTAGCAGCATCCTTATAGGACATATCAGGATGATCTTGATGATTGTCAGGATGATTCGGATGATCCTTAGGCACTTTCTGTTCGTTCACCTTTTTCTTTTTATCCGTACTAACATATGTAGGTTTTGCAGCACCTGACTTGGACTGTTGATTAGGATCTGCTGCCTTCTTTCTTCTTGCCGCAGACTTTCTTTCTGCCTTAGTCATACTTGCTCTCTTAGATGATGATACACACTTAGGAGTACCCTCACCTGGCTCGTCACTAGCACAGGTTCCACCTGTAACTACATTGACCCAACCACCTTTACCATCTTTAGACTTAGATCCTTTGAACCACTTATGAAGAGAACCTTCTTTCTGTATAGAAGGACCATCATCAGACTTTTTCCCTCTAAGAACTCTATCAGCGTTCTTTTTAAAGTCTTCTATTTTCTTTTTACGTTGTAGTTCTGGTGTTGTAAAAGGAGAATGAGATTCTTCCTTGACGGCGCCAGGACTTACCTTTTTATGTTTATTCCTAATGAGTTTTTGTTTATCAAGAAATGCTTTCATAGGACCTTCTGGCTTGCCAGATCCCTTATAGAGACCATAGGATTTACCCTCTGAGTGAAACTCATTCTCTGGATTTTTTAGTTTTGGTTTTGGTTTTTCTACTTTAGGTTCATCATTAGTAAATTTATTCTCAGGTTTCTTGAGTGTTGGTTTTGCAATGGGTTTGCTACTTTTAATACCCATCTCTTTATTCTCTATTTTATTTTGAGCTTTTCTTACTCTTGCCAACATCTTATCCTGACTCTCTTCTTTCATGTTAAGACCTTCGGGTGTCTTAGGAATCACGACAGGTTCAAACATCTTCTTCTTAGCCCAGTCATCTGGAACCATAAGATGTTTGGTCTTAAATGCCATGTGTAGAGTTGTAGTGTCGATGTCATTCTCTTTGGCAATCTTACACATTAACTTGTCTACTTCATCGTAGCTGGGATAGTCCATCTTAACTAGACCATCTTCTAATTCTTTGACGTAATCTTCGTTGAATGATTCTTTAGTCACTTTTTTCTCAGGTAAACCTTTGTGTTTTGTTTTAGCGAATTTCTTTACGCTGGAACGCTTGGTGGTGGCAGCAGCTTTGGCAACCTCAGGCGAGGGATTTTCCATTTCCCCTTTCTGAGCCGCTCTAACCATCCCGAAGAATCTTTGTTGTTTTTTTGAGACTGCTGGCATGTCAAGTTCCTAATCCTCTACCTGATTTCATGTTCTCTTTACTACCATATCTCGCTCTTCTCTCTACATATCCTTTTACATCATCACCATGACCCATCTCTTTGGCATCTGACTTAAGTTGTTGATTTGCCTTATGCTGTTTGAGATACTTACCTTCACCATCAGTCTTAGCACCCTTAACTTTCTTCTCCTGTTTACTACCACTTCTCATGATAGCACCCTTACCATACTGTGCTGTGATAGATTTCTTCACCGCATCTAATACAGAGTCCTTAGATTTTGATGCTGGTTTCTTTGTTCCACCTTCATCATAACCTTTCTCTTTCTTAAAGCGAGTTGCCTCTTGAAATTCTTGGAAGTTCTTCATTTCTTTTTACCTAAGTCTTTGATAGATCCTTTGCCTTGTACAATTTTGGATTGATACCTACCCATGTCTCTATCCTCATAATCTTTACGATACTGTGGAGGTGTGCCTCTACCAGTAGTATTTGATCTTGGTTTCTTATCCTTCAAGACATTTTTATTATAGTCTTTATTGAACTTTCCACTTGTCTTTCTTCTAGAAAAAGCTGATTCATCATTACTTCTACCTAGTTTATCTGCAAGACTCTTACTTATACCTCTGTCTTCCATACCTTCACCAGCACCAGCATTGTAAGCTGTCATTCTGTTCTCATCAATTAAATTTAATTCATCTCTCCAGTTAGAGAAGTGACTCTTTAAATTTGCTTTACGATACTGAAGATACTCTCTGTCTTTGGCACCCATGCGACCTTGTGCCTTAGGTTTCTCGCTACCACCAGCAGGGTTGGGACCAGTGTTCTTTATTGCACGGGAAGAGTATGCGGCACCAGATGTCTTGGAATCACCAGAGATCATCTTACCAGCATCAGAACGTGAGTCTTGATAATCTTTTTCAGACTGACCGTGCTTTCCCTTATAGATCTCCTCCACATAGTCGAAATCTTCAAGTGATTCCTTCTTCAATTTTTTATCTATAGCTTTACCAATTTTTCCTCCTACATGTTCACCAGCAGCACTGCCTGCAAGATAACCTCCAACAGCACCTACAGGAGCACCAACACCACCAAGAGCAGCACCAGCAGCACTACCAGCTTTAGAACCCAGTTTACCTCCAGCAGTACTACCTACGAACTTACCTATCTTCTCGCCTGTGCCTGGTTTTTTCTTAACTGGTGTGGCAACAGCTTCGTTCTGAACTTCTTTCGGAACTCCAGCTTTTTCTCTTGCCTTTTCTCCAATCTTCTTTGCAGTATTAGTAGCAACTTCTCCAGCAGTTTGTATTGCTTGGTTCTTCAGTTCGCGTCCACCATGTTTGATTACAGCCTTGACTACCTTACCACCTGTCTTACCACCAACTTTAATTCCTCCCCGAACTAATTGTTTTGTAATCTCTTTGCCTACACCTTCATCTATATTATACTCAACTTCTTCTTTCTTTGAACTGTTACCCCAGTTCTTTGCACCTTTCTTTCTGCACTTGACTAATGCTCCAGAAGCATATGCAGAAGGCCAAACACTGTAACGTGACTTCACCTTATGGTAACAAGCGTCCTTTGTACCACTACCCTTTCCTTTCTTATCTTCCTCGTCTAGTTCTTCTACTTCTGATAAGAGTGCCTCAAGAACTGCATCCCTAGAACCCCAAAGGTCACTCTCAGTAATAAATGTCTCTACTAATTCTTCATCAGACCATCTATCAAGATCATATCCTTCCTCTGATAAATTTTCAATCCAAGTATCAAAAGCCTGTCTGTAGTCATCTCTCTCCATGAGCTTAAGTTGTTCCCACTCAGCTCTATATCTTCCTTCCTTCTTCATTGGTCCTATTTGTCCTTGGCCTCCTTTCCAACCGTCTAAAACTTCATGAGGTTTAGCACCCTTAGCTGTCTGTTGCTTTTTATAATCTTGAAATGCAGCAGTCTTCTTCTCTGTCTGTTGTTTTGCCTCAGCACGTTTCTTTACATCCGCCTGTGCTTTATCTTGAATTGCCTGTAATTTAGGATTAAGTGCCTCATACATTGAAGAGTAGGCTTCAGAAAGATTGTCCATTTTGAAAGGATACAGTATGTCTATCATAACGTATTTATTATATCAATAAATAGAAGACAGGGACTCTATAATTTTAGCTAAATGGCTCGACAGGGAATATTTACTGGATTCACACCGAATGATGGTCTGGGAGATTCCCTCGCCTTGGGTGCAACCAAAGTAAACCAAAACTTTACAGAGATCTATACTACCTTTGGTGACGGAACAAACCTTAGTGCCAATGCAGGGAGTGCTGGTACTTGGACGAAGGCAGGGAACTCAGGAATCTACACAAGTAAGAACGTTGGCATCGGAACAACCGATCCTACTGCTGCTTTATTTGTATCAGGTAACGTTCAATTAACAGGTATTACAACTGGAACATTCGTTGGAGATGGTTCTGGTCTGACTGGTGTAACTGCAACAGGTTCTGGTGTTGTCATTAAGGACAGTGGTGTTCTAGTTGGTGTTGCACAGAGTCTTAACTTCGATAGAAACTTAGATGTTACACAGGCATTTGGTGGTAACGTCACAATCGGTGCTGCTGATACAGTAGGATTTGCATTTACTTCTGGATTTTCTACTACGTCTGGGTATGCAAACGTTGCTGGAGTATCTACCACATCAGGAACAGCTGGGTTCGCTGACACGGCAACTCTGGCTTACACTGCAAACTTTGCCACAGTCGCTGGTATTGTAACCTACGCACAGGCATCTGGTATTGCAACTAACTCAGGAGTATCCGAGTACGCAAAGGTAGCTGGTATCGCATCATACGTTGCCAATGCAGGGTTCTCAACCATGGCTGGGTACGCACACACAGCTGGTATCGCCTCAGTCGCACAGAATTTAACAGGAACTCCATCAATAGTTGTTGATAATGTCAATGGTCTTGGAATTGTAACCTTCCCAGGCCAAGGTAGTAAGATGCGTTTTGACTTTGACGCAACAGGTGACTTACCTAGTGCTACAAGTTGGAGAGGTATGTTTGCATGGGCAAACAATACTAAAACTGCATACGTCTCTAGTGGAACCACAATGGGTGGTTACAATGGTTGGAGACAGATACTTCATGGTGATCATCTAGGTAACTACTTCACCGTGGGTGTTATAACTGCATCTAAGTTTGCTGGTGATGGATCTGAACTTACAAACTTACCATCAACAGATAGTATTTGGAGAACAAACTCCACTGGTATTCATACTCTCAGCAACGTTGGTCTTGGAACTACCAACACAGAGGGATATAAACTTAAGGTTGTAGGTAATCTTAAACTTGCTGGTCGTTTAGATGGTACTGCAACAGATAATATCTTACCCCACCTATGGGCAACATACTCATCTCTACCATCACCAACCACATATCACGGTCAGTTTGCACACGCACATGACACTGGTAAGGCATACTTTGCACATGCTGGTGCATGGATGGAACTTATCAATAAGAACACCGACAAGACCGTAGGAACAGGAACTGAACACTATAAAGTTGGTGTCATAACTGCAACTAGATTTGAAGGAGATGGATCTGGATTAAGTAATATCGCAGTATCCTATGCAGCTTCTTCTGGTATCGCAACTCTAGCACAAGGATTAGTAGATAAACCTGATATCTTAGTTGCTAATATCAACTGTACTGGTATTGTTACTGGTGCAACATTCGTTGGAGATGGTTCTGGACTGACAGGTATCACTGCATCTGGTAGTGGTATTATCATTAGAGAAGGTGGCACACTCGTAGGAACTATTGGAACTGTAAACTTCGGAACTGGTTTCAGTGTTTCCCCTGCATCTGCTGGTGTTGTAACAGTCACCACATCAGGTGGTGGCGGTGGTGGCATCTCTGGTATGGTATACCAAGAGGAAGGATCTACTGTTGGTACTGCACAGACAGTTAACTTTATTGGTGCTGCATGTACAGTAACGCATAGTGGTGGAGTTGCAACTGTTAACTTGTCAGGAGCGGTTCCATTCACAGGTGCTGCTGCAACTATCACTGGTCTAGATATATCCCAGTATGAACAAGCATACTCATGGGGCAACCATGCAAGTGCTGGATACATCACAAATATTAATGGTTCAAACTTAGGTGATCTATCTAATGTTTCTAGTGCAACTCCAAGTACCAACCATGTACTAACATGGAGTGGATCACAATGGGTTCCAGCTGCTGCTCAAGGTGGTGGTGGTAGTGGTGGTGGTGTCATCATCAAAGAAGAAGGAACTAACGTTGCAACAGGTGTAACTTCAATCAACTTTGTTGGAACTGGAGTCACTGCAACGGCATCTGGAACTGATGCAACTATCACGATCAGTGCAATAGGTGGTAGCGGTGGTGTCTCAACCACTGGATTCGGAACATATACTGCATCCGCTGGTGTAGAACAACAGATTGATTCATTCCCAGTTGCCAGTTACTCTGGTGCTGAGTATACATTCATGATTGGTCTGGGAACATTCAGACAATCACAGAAAGTTCTCGTCATGCACGATGGAAGCACAGCGTTCTCACAAGAATATGGCATCATGTTCTCTCCAGAACAACAGGTATCCATTGCTGCAACAATAAGTAGTGG